CCAGAAACCTAGCATTTCTCAGGCATCTCGGATCTCAGTCCTGGTGCAGCGTAACCTGCTGCCAGGGAAGTTCTCCATTACCCATCGGAAGAAAGGTAAGGGTTGTGGGACTATAGTAGTTACAGGACTCAGGTTACACACCAGGAGTGGAAGCTGGTGTGGAAGAAGAATTAATTTAGTACTTGACTATCTAATAAGATGGGACTATATAAGTACCTGTGGCTACCGAATCCGTTTAGAAGTTTTGCAAACGGCCACACACATTAGAAAGGAACAACATGACAGAAACTGTAACAGTATTAAAGAAAGATCCCACCTGCGCTGAGCTGGTGGATGAACAGTGGCAGCAGAGGCAGGAAGACCTGAAGGACCCTGAGTACGAAGCACTGGGCTTCGACTATGTAGAACCGCATACATTCAATGATCAACCAGAAGGCTACTGGCGTTGGCAGTTCTCCTGGGGCGGGCCCAGCGACGAGCTGCGCGCATACGTGAACGAGCATAAAGAGATCCATCGGTTGGAATACTGGTACCTGGACTGGGGCGACGGCGCATCCATTCAGGTGGACCAGGACGCTGAAGCCTGGACTCAGATGCAGGAGATGGTGCACGCATCATGATCCTGCTGCTAATCGCATTGCTCCTGCTTACTATAGTAGGAGCTACGGCAGCCTTCCTGGCTGCACATGTGTTCCTGGTGTACTTTTGCATCACCTTTGTCCTAGTTTTCCTAGGAGTTCTCTGACTCTAGTAGTTCCCCGCAGCTGAAGCTGCATCTCCATCAGGCTTGTAAGGTTGGTCGTGGGTTTTACTATAGTATAGTTCTGGGGGACGTTACCTGCTGACGGAAGTTCCTATGGAAAAAAAAATAAAAAAAGATTTGACAAATAGAATAGAATGGGATATAAAGGGATAATTAACTAGAAAGACGAAAGGAAAATAAAATGTCAAAAGCTGTTAATATAATTGAAGTGTTAGAAAAAGCACACCAAAGTAAAGCTAGTGTTAGCAAAAGAAATAAACAGGCAATCATAGATGCCTATGGTAGAGCCTTAACAATGCAAAAAGTTCTAGCTGACTTTATCAAAGTAAACCGACAACTAATGATAGACTTGGCGTTTGGAGAAAATGCTAACCTATTACATGGAAAGGATTACTCTCTTCATGTACAACAAAAATTGGGAGCGAAGATTGACACCAATCTTGTCAAGGAAAAGCTTGGCGAGTTGGAATACCATAAGTGCAAAGTTCCGACAGAATATAAAACAATACAAGCTATGCCTTTATCGGAAAGCACGATTTCGAGAAATAAAAAGGCAACGATTGACGAAGTAGCTGATTTCAGAATAACTGCGTAGTACCGATAAATTGCCTACGCATTACCCATCACCGCTAGTCGGTGGTGGGGTTTTCTCTTTAGTTAAAGTACCACAGTCCAGACGGAAGTTCCATCTGCATTACTGCGTCATGTTCTTTTGTTCGTGTTGCTCTAAGATAGTTTTGGACACGGCACATGCGTCTGCGGGGTTGTTGTCAAGTAAAAAAGTTATCCACAAAAAAGATTTTCTTTTCTTGAGTATAAGATAAAATGGGAGTACTAATTCTTAAACAATAAAAAAAGGAGTTATAAATGCCTGATAATAACGACGACTTAAGAAACAGATTAGCTGTTTTAGAAAACCAATTGGGATTAAGGAACAATACTAATGTTGACACTAGGAACGATAATACTGCTATTCAAGACAATTTGTTTGGTTCTAGTTCTAGTATTAATTGGAAAGCTCTTTATAAACTCTTAGAGAGTGAGGTAGAAGAGTTAGCCTTTGATCCTAATGCCCCACAATTTGTAAAAGATTGGGCTACTCTAAGTTAATAGCTAAACTCAGAACGAAAGTTTCTCCTAGAGATTTACTCTAGTAGAATTCCTCGAGGACAGGCAAAAAGGCAGGGTATTCCCTGCCTTTTTTTTTGGGATACAATCACCTGCAGCAGCGTGGTGGGCAGCAGCATCTCCAGGTAACACCAGCTACCTGGTCATCACCAGTTCAGTAGTCTAAATCAACATTAGGTACTTACAACCAATCTCAACCACCACATATAGTTTTCAAAACCCCATTTTCCCCCTACCCCCCTGACTTCGTGGGGCGGCTTCTATAAGTTGAGTTTTAGACAAATAGAGAGTATAAAATAACTTTTATGAAAAAACCTGAAATTCCAACGGAACTTTTAAAATACGAATTAAGAAATCTACAGATAAAAGTGGCAGAGGAGTCCCGTTCCTCCTACCTTACTTTTGTAAAAAAAGTTTGGCCAGACTTTGTTGCAGGTTCACATCACAAAATTATTGCAAAAAAATTTGAAGACATTTCACGTGGAAAAATAAAACGACTAATTGTTAATATGCCACCAAGACATACTAAATCAGAATTTGCTTCACATTTATTTCCTGCATGGATGCTTGGACAAAAACCAAAATTAAAGATAATACAGACTACACATACTGCAGAGTTATCATATAACTTTGGTAGGAAAGTGAGGAACTTATTTGATCAACAAGATTTCAAAGATGTTTTCCCGACTGTCAGCTTATCACAAGACTCTAAGGCAGCGGGGCGTTTTACAACTAACGCTGGTGGAGAGTATTTTGCTGCTGGGGTGGGTGGTGCTATTACTGGTCGTGGTGCTGATCTCCTTATTATTGACGATCCTCACTCAGAGCAAGACGCACTCAGCCAAACAGCTATGGACAACGCCTACGAATGGTACACTTCTGGACCTCGACAACGTTTACAACCTGGTGGTGCTATTGTTATAGTTATGACCAGATGGTCCACAAAGGATCTTACGGGAAAATTATTAGCACAACAAACAAACGAACACGCTGACAATTGGGAAGTGGTCGAGTTTCCAGCCATCTTGAACGACAAACCGTTATGGCCAGAGTTTTGGAAACTAGAAGAATTACAAGGTGTCAAAGCTTCTTTGTCCGAACAGAAGTGGCAAGCACAATGGCAACAAGCACCAACCTCAGAAGAAGGATCAATCATCAAAAGAGATTGGTGGAAAGTGTGGCCGCGGGAGGATATTCCTGATTTGATGCATATCATACAAAGTTATGACACAGCGTTCAGTAAAAAAGAAACAGCAGACTTTAGTGCGATAACAACGTGGGGTGTCTTTAAGCCCGTGGAACACGGACCATTTCACATCATTCTTCTTGATATGCGAAAGGGTCGTTGGGATTTTCCTGAACTAAAACAAATCGCGTTAGACGAATATAAATACTGGGAACCCGAAACAATCTTGATTGAAGCGAAAGCTTCTGGTATGCCCTTAACTCAGGAGCTACGTCAATTAGGAATTCCTGTAGTTACTTATACGCCCAGTAAGGGCAATGATAAGCACGTTCGTGTTAACTCCGTAGCTCCACTCTTTGAAGCAGGTCAGGTATGGTGTACAGAAGACAGATGGGCAGAAGAAGTGATTGAAGAATGCGCTGCTTTCCCTTATGGTGAGCATGACGATTTAGTTGATTCAACAACACAAGCGTTGCTTAGATTTAGACAAGGCAACTTTATTCAGTTGGATTCTGACTATCAGGATGAGCCTTCGTTAATAGAACCACAAAGGGAATACTATGGCTAAAATTGGAAAACCTAAACGAGGAGACACAGGTCTTATTTCAGATTTGTATGAAGGTATAGAAGGGTTAATTGAAACTGGAGCAGATTTTTACAGAAGACTTGGTGGAGACACTGACGTAGATACAGTGGTTAAAAATGCTATTCTAAATAGACAGAAAAGATTTGAATATACAACTGTAAGTGGAAGAGGAAACAGAAGACAGAGAGTAAAGAATAAAGACCAAATAGCAGCAAAAAAAAATTTACTTAATGAATCATTACAACGCAGAGAACAACAACTAAGAGATTACATTGATGAAGATCCTATTTTTGGAGAGGCCTTAGATCAAATACAGGTAATGAAAAGTAAACTTACGAAAGGTAAGTCGTTAAAGAACATGCCTGAGTATACTGAGTTTTTAGAAAACTTTAAAGATATATACAAAAATAGAGCTTTAAATAAAGAGGCCTTCGACAAGTTTGATACAATTTACAATAACATAGGAACAGAAAAGGGAAGGATTCCTCAATTAAACAAAATAGTAGATGATATGTTTGAAAGGGAACTAATTCTACCTGAAGATATTTTTAGCACAGTGGATGCTATAAAAATTTTACAAGATAAAGGTTTTAAGATGCGAGGCTATACTAAAGCATCACAGCTTCCTGGTTTTGTTTATGACTATGTTTATTCTGATATAGCAAAAGTAACAAAAAATTATAGAGATGAATTTTTTAAAAAATACGGTGAAGAACCTATCGGAAGAAGTTTTTCACGAGAAGGATTTTTTAACCATGTAACAGAGAACAGCCCTCTACTAAAAAATTATTTTAATCAGCTTGGAGTAAACAGAGGGGCGGGAACCTTTGATACAACAGGAGACTTAAAAGAATTAAAGAGATTATTTGAAGATACAAAAATTATATACCCTGATGAAATAGGTAATTTTAATCCTGGAACTGAAGCTTCTCTTAATAAACCTCGTTCTTCGGATTATGTTGCAGATTATCAGGCAGGAAACATTAGATGGAATGATGGAAGTGTTATACCAAAAGATAGTCAAATGTATAAAGATATAGATAATTTTAAAAAACAAATAATAGAGTTTGCTCCCACCGATATAAATTCAACAATGATTGGTACAAACCTTAATAATCAAATTAATAGAATGATTAATAAACAAATAATAGCAGGAACTGATCCTGTTAAAGCAGCAGAAAATGCAACTGAAGTTTTAAATAAAACAGATCCAAAAAGTATGCCAAAAATTTATGACATACTTAATAAAAAAGAACAAATAACTAAAAGAGTACAGCAGGCCAGAGATAAAGGGTTAACTATGGATGTTATAGATGATGTTAGTTTAGCACACGTTAGAGATGTTGCTGATGATTACAGGTTAGCTCTCAATATAGATAATTTATTTTTAGCTCCTTTAAAATCTAATATAAGACAATACAATGTATATGATAAAGCATTAAAAAATTTACAGAGTCAATTACAATCAGGTGTATCGACTCCTGGTATGACAGCTGATATTACGAGACAGATAGATGATATTGGTAAACAACTAGAGTTCGAAGGAATAGTAACAGATGTAGGATATGGTAGAGTAGGAAAAGCTAAACCTTCAGATGATGTTGTAAAGATGTATGATGATCAAGTTGATTTTTACATGGCACAACCTGAAGATAGACTCTATACTGCAGAAATGAATGAAAGAATCACAGAAGGAGCTCAAGGACCTGGTTTTTCTGAAGGTGGAGAAGTGGTAGTTGACGAAGATACAGGCATGATGGATTATTTAACGGATAATCCACTTTACAACAATGTCATTAAACCTATTGAAGAAGCACGAGATGCTAAAGCAGAAGAATATGATTTAGAGAACAATCCTCAACGAGTGCTTCCTGTGATCATAGGAGAAGCTTTAGAATTACCAGGAGAAGCATATGATGCTCTTCCTAATTGGTTAGAAGGGGAAGATTCAATATTAAAAAATATAACTAATCCAAATGCGCTTAGCATAGCTTTAGCAAAAGCAGCGACAGGAGTTGTTGGAATAGGAACAGATCCAGTTGCAGCATTAACAAAACCTATAGGTGATCCTGATCGAATTACTACAATTCCTTATCCTACATGGGAGAAAAAAGAAGACGGTCAATATCATTTTAAAGATATGCAGACTTTAGAGTTAGCATCTGATAACCCTATCGCTATTGGTGTTGATGCATTAAAAGCAGCAGGGCTTGGAGCAGCAGAAATATTTTTTGCTTTTAATCCAATTAAACTTATTAAACTTGGAGCCAATCCTGGACTAGCAAAAAAAGTAGCAAAGGTTATTGTTAATGATTTTGCTGGGCCGATTGTTGCTTTAACAACTGCATACAACGTATCAGATATAATAGATTCTAAAAAAGCAGAAGAACTTAATGAAGCAACTAAAGAAATACAGAACAAAACATCTGAAATTGTTGATAATCCAGAAAAGCTAGAAAAGTACAAAGACGCTCAAAAGTTAGGAGATTCTCAAAACGCTGGTTATGGTTTTCCAGGTACTTATGCAAACCAAGGTTGGGCTTACGGCGGAGAGGTAACACCTGGTCCGTTTTCCGAGTCTATGCAAACAGGATTAGAAGAAGAGATAGACATAAAAGATTTAGATTTAGGACCAGCTTATGAAGGTTTTGAAGATTTAGATATTTTTGAAGAAGCAGAACGAAGTGGTAATCGACCTGTCGAAGTAGCATTGAATCTTAACAAGGTAGTTGGTGAAGTACCTAAATGGGTTAAACAAGGAAAAGAAAGAGTTAAGATGTATCTGGACAATATACTGCCTGGACCTAATACACCTGAAACAGGAACTGATCTTACTATTGTAGATGACGTTGCAGAAAACGTTACGCCACTGACGCGTTCAGAACCAGGACAAATTTTCTATCATCAAATGGAAGCAGAGTTAGAACGTGGACCTAAAGTGTACAACAGTTCTAAAGAGGTTTATGATTTTTTAAACGCAAGAGGAATTGGAAAAGTAGAAGTTATTGATTCGGAAATAAAACCAATGCTAGAAAAACTAGAGGGTATGGGTCAACCAATCACTAGAGAAATGTTATTGGGCGTGGTCCGTGAGTCGCCAATCAGGAATGTTAAATCAGGAGGCTATGGCTTCTTATCAAGAGAATTAGACGGCGAAGCAAGGAACCTGCAATATTCAGGTTACAAAGAAGACGGAGCGATACCAAATACAGACAGAGAACGTGTCCTGTACGTTGATCCTCAAGATCTACGCGGAGACACAGGAAACGTGCCTAGCAGTATGAGTGCACATAGCTTTAGTGAACCGTACGTGATTGCTTGGTCGCGGCTCTCGGACCGTGATCTAGGAGGAGCGTTTAGTGGAAAAACAGTAACGTTCGCAGATGAAATACAATCGGATATTTTCCAAGCTTCTCAAAGAATGGCAGGAAAATTAGCAGCGAAGCTGCGCCACATGACAGATCAAAACATACCGTTTGATGAAATTTCAAATGAATTACAACGAGACATGTTAAAATATTTTCAAGACAAAGGAACTGTCTTTAGAGAAAGTATGCCAAGTGCCTCAGCACTTAAAGTAGAATACGATAAGTTAATAGCATTACAAAATCAATTACGAGAACTAGCAAGAACACCTGTTCCTGAAATTACAGATGACATGTTAAAAGCAGCAAGAGGCGTAGAAGCAGAACAGGCAGCTATTTTAGATGGTTTAGTAGAAAAGTTTAATTTAGATTTAAATAGACAATTGTTTCCTAATCTACCATTTAAATTAAGAGATCAATGGGCGGATGCATCTATTAAAAGAGATATTTATGAAGCAGCATATCGTAAGTTTGTTTTAAAAGATCCAAACGCTACCGACTACTATGCAATCACACCTGCTAATTTAGTAACAAAAAGATATTCACACTCAGGATCTACAGCAACACCACAAGCAGATAGAGTAGCCGATAAGAAAGAAAGACTACAGTCATGGATAAATGGCGGACTGCAGGGTGATATACCTAGCTCAAAATATCCAGGTGTAGGTATGTATGAGTTCTATGGTGGGCCAGGAGAGGATGTAGTAACCGAAGGTGGTAAACATTTTACGTCAGCTATGGAGAAATCACTTAAACGTATTGCAAAAGAGAACAACGTCAAATTAGAAGTTTTACCCGTTAGAATATCAAGTGGTAAACGAGAGGTTTTTCAAATTGTAGAGAGAGGCACGGGTGAGGTTTTAGGTGTAGCCAACACAGGTAGACAAGCAGATGCAATTGCTAATGATATTATTGCCAACTCAGATAAAAAGGTCAACGTTAAAAGAGCCGAAGAGTTTGACACAGCACCTAGTTTTGGTGTAGAATTGACGCCTTCTATGGCGGAGGCATTTAAGGCATATATGGCCTCTGGTGGCTATGTTGCAGACGAAGAAATAGTAGGAGCTTATGGCGATTGATAATATAGATAAAAAAATACAAAATCCCACTTTACCAGAACCACAAGATTTTGACAAAGGTACCGTTCCTGTCGATATAAACGGCATGGAAATAACTGATGATGTAGAAATACTAGAAGACGGCTCTGCAATTGTAGGTGAACAAGTAGAAGATATACAAGTTGATTTTAACACAAACATAGCTGAAATATTAGACGAAAAAGAATTAGGCAGACTTTCTTCAGAATTAATGGAGAAGGTAGAAAATGATAAGTCATCAAGAAAAGAATGGTCAGAAACATATCGTAAAGGACTAGATCTTTTAGGTTTTAAATACAGGGATAGAACACAACCTTTTCAAGGAGCAAGCAGTGTTACACATCCTATGTTGGCAGAATCTGTAACACAGTTTCAAGCACAAGCTTACAGAGAATTATTACCAGCAGGTGGTCCAGTTAATACTCAAGTAATTGGTAAAATAGACGCTGCAAAAGAAGAACAAGCAGAGCGTGTTAAAGAATTCATGAATTATCAAATCATGCATGTCATGGAAGAGTATGATCCTGAATTAGATCAAATGTTATTTCACTTACCTCTTGCAGGTTCAGCATTTAAAAAAGTTTATTATGATGACGTATTACAAAGAGCAGTTTCTAAATTTGTATCGGCTGATGATTTATTAGTTCCTTACACAGCTACTGATTTATATTCTACCGAAAGAATTACACATATCGTTAAAATGAACGAAAATGAAATTCGTAAACAACAAGTAGGAGGTTTCTATCGTGATGTGGAGATACAATCATTAGATAACGAAGATCGTGTTACTGAAAAAGAAAGACAGATTGAAGGTATTCAAGATACAGGCATGGAAGATGAATATACTTTATTTGAAATGCATGTAGATTTAAACATTGAAGGAATAGATAGTGACGACGGAATTAAAGTTCCTTATATCGTAACCATTGATGAAGGATCAACACAGGTTCTTTCTATTTACAGAAACTACAAAGAAGATGATCCACTTAAAAAGAAAAACAAATATTTTGTCCACTATAAGTTTTTGCCTGGCATGGGTTTTTATGGCTTTGGTCTTATTCACATGCTCGGGGGTCTCTCCCGAACTGCAACGGCAGCACTTAGACAACTTCTTGATGCAGGTACATTGTCCAATCTCCCTGCGGGTTTTAAGGCTCGTGGATTGCGAGTTAAAGACGACGATTCTCCCCTCCAACCAGGAGAGTTCAGAGATGTAGATGCCCCTGGTGGAAGTCTGCGTGAAGGCTTAATGCCATTACCTTACAAAGAACCAAGTCAAACATTATTTCAATTATTAGGTTTTGTTGTAGAAGCAGGTACTCGTTTTGCAACTATTGCTGATCAGAAAATAGGAGATGCTGGAAAAGCAGGTGCTCCTGTTGGAACAACAATGGCAGTTATGGAAAGAGGAACAAGAGTAATGAGTGCCATTCATAAAAGATTGCACTATGCTCAAAAAGTAGAGTTTAATATTTTATCAAACATATTTAAAGAATCTTTATCTCCTACTTATCCTTACAAACCTTCAGGACAACAAGGTTTTGAAATGGTTAAACAACAAGATTTTGATGATAGAATAGATGTTATTCCTGTTTCAGATCCAAATATATTTTCAATGTCTCAACGTGTGACGTTGGCACAAACACAATTACAATTAGCACAAGCAGATCCTGCTTCTCATAACATGTATGAAGCATATAGAAGAATGTATGAAGCACTTGGTGTAAAAGATATTGTTTCTATTTTACCAACACCACAACAACCACAACCTTTAGATCCAGGTATAGAAAATTCTAAAGCTTTGATGGGACAAACGTTGAGAGCTTTTAGAGGTCAAAATCACATGGCTCACATTGATGCTCATCAAGCGATGATGTCGTCATTTTTAGTTAAAAATAATATGCAAACTTTGATGTTATTAGAGTCACATGTCATGGAACACGTTGCTTTACAAGCAAGAGAAGAAGTAGAAGAAGAAAACAGAGAAGCAATTGAACAACAATCTGCTCAATATGGTGGTCAATTACCTCAAGAAATTCAAATGCAATTCCAAGAAATCATTGAAGCAAGAACTGCGGAGAAAATTGTAGAAATGACAGAAGAAATGATAGCTGAAGAACAAGAATATTTAGAATCTGAAAACGCTGATCCGTTAATTGACTTAAAACAACAAGAAATTAACTTAAAAGCAATGGAAAATGAGCGTAAAAGAAACTATGACGAAGTTCGTTTGGGCTTAGATCAAGCAAAATTACAACAAACAGCAGATTTAACACAAGATAAGATAGATTCTCAAGAAGATATTGCTCAATTAAGAGCAAATGTTAATTTAGAAAAGGCAAATACGCCAAGAAAAGAGAAAATACAAAAAGATGTTGATTTCGAAGACTAATGCTGACCTTAAACTTGAAGAGTTTTTTATTTCTTTAATGGAAATGGTAGAAAAGTCTTCCAAAACACCAGAGGATAGTATACTTTTAGCAGGTGCTATGATGAGCATGGCTAAAGTTTTGTACTTTCAAGAGTTAGGACAAAAAGAAGGGCAGGAAATACTAAATAAAGGCGTTTTTGACTTTGTTGAAATATTTAAACCAACCATTCATTAGGAGATATTATGGCAAACACTCGAAGAATGAATAGATTAGAAGAGCTTGGCAGAGTAGATGCTGAAAGAGCTTATACTAGAAAAGGTAAAAAAAACCTTAAAGCAGAAAAAAAGAGAATTGTTGGAGAATTAAAAAGAAAAAAAGGCGGACCAGTAGGTAAATCAAAGAAAAAAATGCCAAAATCTTCTCCCCCACAAGTAGATAGAGTTAATAAAAAATTATTAGAGGAATTAAGAAAACGTAAACCTTCTGGAAGAATTAATTTAGACGATTTAAAAAGAATACTTAGACAAAGAAGACCTAAAAAAGATATTAACCGCTATGATGAATACATGAGAAGTAGAAAAAACCCACCAAAAACAATGAAGGCTAGAGGCGGCGGAATAGCTAAACGTGGTATGGGAAAGGCAAAATAATGGCACTAACAATAAAAAAACCAAAGAAAAAAACTAAAAAAAATCCGTATAGACTATCAAGTGATAGGCAACCTGGAATTGCTAAAGCAAACAAAGGTAAAAGAAAAAGAAGTATAAGAGATATTTTAAAGGATTTAGAGAAAAGAGGTTTAGGACCTTTTAAACCAGGAACACCTCGTAAAAGATTTCCAAAAATGGAACCTCAACCTTATAAACCTAAAAGATTTGATGAAAAGGATGTAAGAAGGTACATGGAATTATTAAAAGCAAAACCAAAAAGTGGTCAAGCAAAACCAGCAGTCACTAAAAAACGTGGTGGCGGAATAGCAAAACGTGGAATGGGGAAAGCAAAATGAGTTTAGATAATCCAAAACCAAAGTATATAAACGGATCAATGTATCCAAATGCTAAGATGACAGTTTCAAAAGACATGAATCCTTATGCAGGGCCTCATGTAAATAAAACTGGAACAACAGATGTTTATAGTGCTACTATGGAAGGACCTAAAGTAAAACAAAACTTAGGTGCAGGGCCAAAAGGTCAACGTAGTAAGGTACAGATTAAAAAAGTAGCATTCAAAGGTTTATTTTAATCATAAAATAGGTTAAATTTTCGTTTTAATAAAGGAGGTTATATGAACCTATTAAAAGATCTATGGTCACATATTAAAGAATGGAGTGACTGGCAGATGAAGGACTGGATCAAGGCAGCTATCGTAGCTATTATTGTTATCTGGGTAATCGGCTGGATGACAGGCGGAGCAGCGTAGTGCTTAATTTACTCGGAGGACTTCTTGGTGGCAAAGGCGGAGCCTTAAAAACCATCGCAAAAGTTGTCGACGAGATTCATACATCAGAAGAAGAGAAATTAGATAAAAAAATTTTAATGCAACGCATTCAACAAAAGCTTGCAGAAAAACAATTAGATGTTAATGCAAAGGAAGCCAGCCATCGCAGCATATTTGTTGCTGGCTGGCGACCCTTCATAGGATGGATTGGGGGCCTTGCGTTAGCGTTTGAATTCATTCTATCTCCCTGCATAGAATGGTATAGTAAATTTGCAGGACTAAACTTAACGGCTCCTGAAATTCAAACTGGGCCCTTACTAGCCATAGTCACTTCAATGCTTGGCGTAGCGGGAATGAGAAGTTTTGAGAAGGCCAAAGGATTAACAAAATGAAAAAGAAAATGAAAGATTTAAGTGGAGACGGTAAAATAACAAAAAAAGATGTTTTAATAGGTAGAGGAGTTATTGCTAGAAAAAGTGGTGGCATGGCAAAAGGTTCAAGAGAAGGTTCTGTTATTAAAGCAAGTAAAGGAACTCATGTAACCAAAGATGGAAGAACTGTTAAAAAGGGACTTTATTACAACATGAACAAACGCAAAAAAGCGGGCACGAGTCGACCTGGCAAAGGCACTGTTTCTGCAAAAGCTTTAAAACAATCAGCTAAAACTGCTTTTAAACCTAAAAAGAAAAGATAATGCCTTTTCGCTCTAAAAAACAAAGAGCGTATCTTTATGCAAATGAACCAGAAGTTGCTAAAAGCTGGGCAAAAAAACATGGGAATAAGATTGTAAAAAAGAAAGCGGGAGGGTATATAGAGGTCAAACCAAGAGGGTTTGGAAGAATGTTAAAAAATAAACGACCTACAACAAAGATATATACATGAACATGGATAAATTACTGGCTTCTGTAAAGAAGCACGAAGGGTTTCGAAATAAAGTATATTTAGATACCCTAAACAAAAGAACAGTGGGCTACGGCCACCTGTGTGTAGAGGATCACTGGGAAGATGACAAAGAATATGATGAAAAGTATTTGGAAGGAATTTTAGTTCGTGATTTACAAAATGCCATCGAGGGTGCAGAGGATTTAATAAATAACTGTCCTTCTGGTGGTAAAGCAAACATCAGTGATGATGCAAAAATTATAATTATAGAAATGGTATTTCAGCTAGGAAAATCAGGTGTTTCTAAATTTCGCAATATGTGGAAAGCTCTTCAACAAGAGCCGCCTCAGTATGATGTTGCGAGTATTGAAATGCTCGACTCCCGTTGGGCAAAACAGACACCTAACAGAGCTAAAGAGATGGCTGAACAGATGAAAGAATGCGCTTAGAAAATTTTTTTACTTATTATAAAAAAGAATTAATTGCTAGACAAACTACTGTTGAACAAGCTATATTACAAGGCGTTCCAAATTGGGACGAGTACAAGTATTTAACAGGTAAGTTACATGCTTTACAACAAGAAGTACAGGAACTCACGGACCTGCTAAGAAAAACGGAGCTAGAAGATGAATAAGACAGCAAGTAAACTAATTATGCCAAAACATATTTGGGATGGTAAAAAGAAAGAGAAACAAAAGAAAGACATAGAAAAAGTGCCTCAACCAACAGGATACCGTCTTGTTTTATTTCCTTTGAAATTAGAAGGAAAAACAGCGGGTGGTGTACATCTTACTGATGCAGCTATTGAACAAGCTTCGATTGCTACTAATATTTGTAAAGTTATCGCTGTAGGACCTGATGCTTATCAAGATAAAGATAAATTTCCTAATGGTGCGTGGTGCAAAAAAGACGATTGGATTATCATTACAAAATATGCTGGAGCTAGACTTAGCATTGATGGTGGTGAACTTCGCATAATCAACGACGACGAGGTACTGGCCGTTGTCGAAGATCCTAGAGATATTTTGCCAGCTAATTTAATGTAACATGGAGAAGTCTATGCAAGAAGTACAAACAAGTAAATCAGAAAAAATGGTTCCTATAGATACATCAGGAGATGCTGTAGATGTGGAATTAAATGATACAAATGATCAGGTTCAAGTAGAACAGGTCCAAGAAGAAACTCCTCAAGTAGAAGTACAAGAGACTCCTACGGAAACAAAATCAGAAGAGTTAGAAGAATATAGTGTAGGTGTAAAAAAACGAATTGATAAGCTTACAAAAAAAATGCGTGAAGCTGAACGCAGAGAACAAGCAGCTATTGAGTATGCTAAAAAAGCTCAAGAAAAATTAAAACATGCTGAATCTGTCGGTATGACAAAAGATCAAAGAAATATCGAAGAAGGTACAGCAAGAATAAAAACTCAAGAAGAGTTTACAAAAAGAGCTATGGAAGCGGCTATTCAAGCAAATGATGTTGAAAAACAAGTAGCTGCACAACAGCAAATGGCTAAACTTGAACTAGAAAAAGAAAAAATAAAAGTTTCTCAAAGAAGATTAGAAGCTGCTAAACTAGCACCAAAAGAAGAAGAAATTCCTTCTTTTGATAATCAAGTTCAAGAACAACCATCACAACAAGCCCCTAGACCAACTCCTGAAGCAGAAGATTGGGCTGAAGCTAATCCTTGGTTTAACAAAGACAGAGTAATGACAGCCTCTGCTATGGTAATTCATCAAGATTTAGCAGAAGAAGGGTTTGACTTAAACGGACAAGATTACTATAATGAGATTTCTCGAAGAATTCGAAAAGAGTTTCCTCATAAATTTGAGGATAAGTCGAAACCTACTCAAAAAGTAGCTTCGGCTGTGAGAACATCGCCCTCTGGGCGCCGCACTGTGAGACTCACACCTTCACAGGTAGCTATCGCAAAAAAACTTGGTGTGCCGCTCGAAGAGTACGCAAAACACGTGAAGGAGGCGTAAATGACTACAGATAGTAAACAAAAAACCTCACGCAAATTAGAGACCCGTGAACAACAAACTCGTAAAAAAGGTTGGACTCCACCATCTAATTTAGATGCCCCTGAACCACCAGAAGGTTTTCACCATCGGTGGGTAAGATTTGAGTATAGAGGTACGCAAGATGATAAAAACGTAGTAGCTAGAATCAGATCGGGATATGAACCTGTAAGAGCAGATGAATATCCAGACAGGATAGATTTACCTCATTTAACTGAGGGAAAATTTAAAGGTGTCATTGCAGTAGGTGGATTAATGTTAATGAGATGTCCGCTGGAAGTTAAAGAATCAAGAGATGAATACTTCTCTAAGATGACTAATGATCAGCAAAAATCAGTTGACAACGATCTTATGAGGGAAGAGCACCCCTCCATGCCAATTTCTCAAGAAAGGCAGTCTCGGGTAGAATTTGGTGGAAACAAAAAATCTTGATGGGCAAGATCTATGTTCCACTCAATAGTCTAAAGGAGACATATTATGGCTAATATAGATGCAGCATTTGGTTTACGTCCTTACGAAAAATCAGGATCTGACTATAACAATCAAGGCATTAATGCGTATCCTCTTAACTTCGACGGCTTGACTACAGGTTCAACCAGTAAAATTTATACTGGAACACCAGTAATCCCTCTAGCTAGTGGGTTAATAGATTTACCAGGAAATGCTAATGGCGGTACAGTTCCTTTGTTAGGTGTTTTTATGGGTTGTAAATATATTGCAACTGATGGAACTCCAACGTGGGCACCATACTGGCCAGGTTACGCGGCAATTAAGCCGTCAACTGAAGCTACTGCTTATGTATGTGATAATCCTGATTCATTGTTTGTAATTAATGCAGATGGTGCGTTACCAGATAACGCTCTTTTTGCTAATGCAAACTTTGCAACAGCAATCACAGGCACTGATTCAAGTGGTTATTCTCTAGGAGAATTAGCTACAGCAACTATCGCATCAGGATCTGCAACTTTAAATATGAAGATTGTAGGATTTGATGATGAAGCTTCAGTATCAGAAGGTGCAGTTGATAAAACTGCAGCAGGTCGATTAGCGATCGTAAAACTTAACGTTCATTTTATGAACTCAACCTCAGGGATATAGGAGATAGGATATGGCTATTAATAGAGCACAGCTTGCCAAAGAACTAGAACCTGGTTTAAATGCCCTGTTCGGTTTGGAGTACGCACGCTACGAAAACGAAGCTGCTCAAATTTTTGAGCAAGAAACAAGTGACAGAGCTTTTGAAGAAGAAGTTATGTTAGTTGGATTCGGACAAGCTAATGTAAAAGCAGAAGGGTCAGCAGTTGGTTTTGATACTGCTTCTGAGTCTTTCACTGCTAGATACACTCACGATACTATTGCACTTGCATTTAGTTTGACTGAGGAAGCTGTTGAAGACAACTTATATGACAGTCTATCAGCTCGTTACACAAAAGCCCTAGCAAGATCTATGGCTTACACGAAACAAGTTAGAGGCGCTAACGTATTAAACAATGCGTTCACAGTAGCTGGTGGAGACGGAGTTAGTTTAGCTAACACTGCTCACCCAACAGCACTAGGTGGTAACTTCTCAAATAGAAGTGCTACTGACGCCGACCTTACTGATGTTTCATTAGAACAAGCGATGATTGACATTGCTGGTTTTATCGACGAAAGAGGCTTAAAAGTTGCAATGAAAGGACAGAAATTAATCATTCCTGTTAACATTCAATTTGTAGCTGACAGAATCTTAGAATCTACTCTAAGAGTCGGTACTGCTGACAACGACATTAACGCTCTGAAAAACATGGGTATGCTACCAGGTGGTTACACTGTTAACCATTATCTAACAGATACGGATGCATATTTCATTAAAACAGATTGTCCTAATGGATTTAAACACTTCACAAGAGCTGCCCTTGCTACTGGCATGGAAGGTGATTTTGATACAGGAAACATGAGATACAAAGCAAGAGAGAGATACAGCTTTGGTTACTCAGATCCTAGATGTGTTTACGCGTCACAAGGTTCGTAAAAAACACTGGATCCTCCCAGATCAAAGAAGGCGCTTGTAAGAGCGCCTTTTTTGTTTTAAAATACAATTTACTCAAGACTTAACAAGACAACTAAAAGGAGGTTGACATGGGTACAACTACATTTTCTGGTCCTATAAAGGCTGGAACAATTAAAGAAACTACAGGTACTACGGTTGGTACTGATATGAAAAATACTGGACAAGTTTTAATGGCGCAAACGGCATCTGTTGATTTATCCAATGGTGCTATCGCAGCATCTGCTCTTGATATTATTATTCCAGCAAATTCACAATTAGTGGATATTGTTTTTGATAGTATTACAGCAGCATCTGGTGCTACTAACATCAGTATTGGTAAAGTTGGTGGACTAGCTACAGCATATGTTAATACTTTTGCTATTGGAACAACTGTAGGACTTAAACGTCCAACTACTCAAGCTGGTGGAGCATTAGCATGGGAAGATGTTGGAACAAGTGATGTAAGATTTAATGTAACTAACTCAGCGGCTACAAGTGCTGGTGAACTTAGAGTTACTATTATGTATTTACAAAACAATAACCTAGGCTAGGTTAGTATGGGTATGATTTATACAACTCCAGGAGTATCAACTTCTACAATAACTTCTACTGGCGATGTTGCATCAGTTCCAGCTAGAATATTAAGTATGTATATTGTAGGTGCAGGTACTGCAGGGTCTGTTGTTTTAAAAGATTCAAGCGGTGGTTCAACACTAGCAACTATTAATACACCAGCAGGAGCTACACTAACTCAAAATATAGATTTTGGTTCTGAGGGTTTAAATTTTAAAACAAACCCACACGCAACATTAACAAATATTACATCCGTATTCTTTGTATATGGCTGATAATCAACCAAGACGAAATAAAAAGAACTTCCGCCCCACCAAGTCTGGGGCGGGAATGACTAGAGCAGGAGTCAAAAAATATAGAGCCATGAATCCTGGTTCTAAATTAAAAACAGCCGTAACAGGCAAAGTTAAAAAAGGATCTAAAGCCGCAAAACGTAGAAAATCTTATTGTGCTAGAAGTGCAGGACAAATGAAACAATTTCCAAAAGCAGCAGCAAATCCTAACTCAAGATTACGACAAGCAAGGAAACGTTGGAAATGTTAAAACCATCAATAATAGGTATTGTCCTTGCAACGATATTAATATTTTTTTTAAACAGTATGATGAACTCAGCATTGGGTGCAGATACCAACACGGTGAGTTCTACCGTAGTGACGGATAAAAGTGTACCTACCGCAAATGCTCCAAGTGTTGTTGTTAATAATTCTGATGTTTGTAAAGTGGCAACGTCAGGTGCAATACAAACAAATATACTTGGTTTGGCTACAGGAATTGTAGTGGACGACGAGCTGTGTCAATTGCTCAAGCTCAGCAGACAACTATATGCAAGTGGCCTTAAAGTTGCCGCAATTTCACTTCTCGCTCAAGACCCACGAGTGTTCGATAGTTTAGTTATGGCAGGCACACCACCTCCATATATGGGTTCTATTGGCACCGAAGCTTTGGATAAATGGAAGTCAAATCCAGATATGATACCAGAGGGAAGTGTTGTATTTAAAGATAATGTTTTAGAAATTAACACACAAGAAGAGGATGTAGACGATGGCGAATTCCAAAAGTTTTTATTTTTGGCTATGGCTATGTGGATTGGCGTTCCTATCCTTTTCTAGTAAAGCGGTAGATTGTTCAACAGATACAGTTGGACTATGTGCTCCTACTATCGAAGAGATAATAGATGAAACAATCACAGAAACTATAGAATACGAAGCAGATGGATATACTGTAACAACTACTACAGAAACAACGACAACAACTACTACAGTTACTAACGAAGACTCAGGAAATATTTTAGATGGTGATGCTGGATATGTATCGTCAAACAAAGAAGGTGATATGGATATTGATTGGGGTGGTCAAGGACCTGCAAACATGCCATCAGGTAGTGGTTGCTATAATTTAGGCACAGATAAATGTGCACAAATAACAGGTTCAGGTAATAGCACATCAACCATGGGTGTAGAGGGTATGGGCACCACTTTTATAAATACAGTTGATATATCTGACCTTGATATAGAACATGGAGGTAGAACTAATTACAGTATCAAAGTAGACAAAAGAGATGCGCAAGATCGTATTTATATGCATATTACGGGTAAGAATGGTACCACCAATGTATTTAGTGGAACCGATATATTATCAGAATCTGGTGTAGCAAGTGGTTATCAAGAATACGCTAGTGGTTTTGATTTTTCAGGGACAATAACAACATTAATTATCGAGGTTGGAGGGCGTGATGTCAATATGGCAATTGGACCGCTCTTTGATGATATTACCATAAACGTACTTTACAATGTAATATCTACAATTGTGCAAGAATCTATTACAAGTGTAGAAATGTGGGTTGCGTACGGAGGAAGCACTGAAACAGAAATTATAGATATTGTAGACAACATTATTGAGCATAATGATTTTGTAGAACAACCAAATGGAGAAATAGAAATAGAACCCATACAGGAGCCAGACTCAGATGTTTCTTATGAAATGGTAGAAATAGAGATGGAGATGGAAATGCCTGTAATGGAGATAGAAATACCAGAAATGGAAATAGAAACACCTGAAATGGAAATGGCAAATGTAGAGACAGAAATAGAAATGGAGATGGAAATGGAAGTATCTGAGCCAGAGGTAGAATCTCAACCAGAACCAGAGCCAGAGCCACAGCCAGAACCAGAAATGAAGGAACCAGAGACAGAGGAGGTGCAAAATGAACCTACTGAAGAAGATACTGAGGAAACTGAAACTGATACGCAAGAGGAGCCTAAGCAGGAAGAAAGCCCATCAGAGGTTGCTAAAAATGAAGATAGCGAAGAAGATATGGAAGAAACAGAGGATAAAAATGAAGACGAGGTAAAGAAAGAGGAGGCTAAAAAAGAAGTTGCCGCAAAAAAAATATTAAAGAAGATGGGCGATAAGGGTAGATATGACTCAGCAAATCAGTTAAAAACATTGATTGTGATGCAAGTATTGGGAAACTCAAAATCATTCTTTGACTCACAGCAACAACTGAATGATATTGATGGATTTTTTACGGATCAATTTATTCCTGATGCTGAACTTACAACTAACAATATAGCACAATACTTTTTGTTTGCAGGAAGTGATGGGCTAATGAACGAAATGGTGATGCAACAGTGGCAGAAGTAGAATTTGCAGGACTTAAATTTAAAGGCGGGAAGATATTCATTATCTTAACAGCACTCGGTACATTGATGGGTGGTGCATGGGGCGTGTTTGAATTTTACAAAGACTATCTCAATATGAAAGAAACTATATCAGCGTATGTTGCACCTGACCTTTCAGGTTTTGATAAACGTATAGATTTAGTACAACAAGAAGTAGAAATGATGCAATCTGAAATGAGTATGATTTTAGAAGAAGTTGGATTGGTGGCAGATGTAGCTAAAGAACTAAAGAATGATTTAAAAGCAGATGTAAGACGTATTGAAACAATTGTTGAAGATGTAGAAACAAGAGTCAAAGAAGACGCTAGATCAAATGAAAGAGAATTAAAATCTACGGTAGATGGTATTGAAGAAGATATGAATAAATTAGAAAAAGAGCTTGAGGAAGCGATGGCAGAATTACAAGAGAGCATTGATAAGCAAATAAAGTTAACTCTTGAAAACCCTCTTAATCAAATGAAATAATGGCTAAGACCCCATCTAACGAATACTTTACACCTAAACCTAAAAGAACAAGCATAGGTCATTCTAGTAGATCAAGACCTAAGAATAAAAGAAAGAGGCTGACATGGAAAAAATACAACCGACAAGGCAAGACATAATAGAAGATGTTAGACTTTGGTCTAAGAACTTTTTAGAGGTTTCTAATGTTCATTTAGGCGGCGTACCTGCGTGTCCTTTTGCTAAAAAAGCATGGGCTGATAACAAAGTGTGGATTGCTGTTAAAACCAAACACAGCACTTATAAAAAAGAATTAAATGATTGTCTTAAAAATTTAGATTTTACAAAAAAGGAAATACTAATATTCTGTGACCCCTATTATAGCTATTCTCCTGATGATCTTCATTATGTCACCGAAGCATATAACGAGTGGTATAACTCAAAAGACATCTATTTTATGAGTTTTCACCCATCTAATCCAGCTACCGAAGATGAACAACAGTTTTTAGTAGCTCCTACTGAAAATAAAGAAATTCACGAGTCATATCCAGAGTATAAATATTCCATGATGTTGGTACAAAAGTTCTCGCAATTACAGGAAGCTTCTGATAAATTACACAGACAAGGCTACTATAAGTTGTGGCCTGACGAATACTATCAAGACGTTGTGGTATCTCGTTTTAATAAATATAAAAAGATCTATGGAGGTCTATCATGATGGGCAAAAAGAAAACAGCCATGAAACGAGGTGGCTCAGTTAAAAAAAGAGCTATGAAAAGAGGCGGCACAGTTAAAAAGAAAGCTGGTGGCAGAATTGGAAAATTAATTTCAAAAACTAAATTACCTTTACACAAATTAGATGCTATGGGCTTGTTAGCTGGTGCAGGTGCTGCAGGTGCAGCTGGCAAAGGTCTAAAAGGTTTAGTGGGTAAAATGGCAGGAGCTGCTAAAAGTGCTATAAAAAAAAGAAAGAAAAAACAAGGTTACAAAGCTAGAGAAGATGAATCTATAGGTATGAGGCTTGGAAAAGAATCTGGTAAGAAACAATCTATGAAAGATAGAAGAAATGAATCTTATGGAAAATTTGGTAAACGTCCAAATCAAAAAATTAACAGACGTGGTGGTGGTGTTGCTAGACGTGGTATGGGCAAAGCTAAATAGTTAAATGCCAACTTATGCTAGCACAGCAAATTTTGACTTTTCTATTGATGAAATAGTTGAAGAAGCTTTTGAACGATGCGGTTTACAAGATCGTACTGGATACCAACTTAAAACCGCTCGTCGTTCTTTAAATCTTCTTTTAGCTGAATGGTCTAATAGAGGACTTAATCTTTGGACAATACAAAAACAAACAGCAGCGTTAGCCGCTAATACTATTGAATTAAGCGGAACTTCTTTGTATGGAACCGCAGCTTCAGACGCTTCTGAAATAATAGAAATTACTGATCTTGTTATTAGAGATTCTGATAATAATGAATATAACTGCTCTCCTATTAGCAGATCGACCTATTTAAACTATACAGTTAAAACTTCTGGTGGAAGACCTACTCAATATTATTTTGAAAAAACAATTAATCCTAAGCTGTATTTATACCCAGCTGCGGATGTAGCTTATACTGTAGTTTATTATGCTATGCTTAGAATGAAAGACTCGGGTGATTATACTAATAACAATGAAATACCTTTTTCATTTTTACCGTGTTTAACAGCAGGATTAGCTTATTATATAGCCATGAAATATGCTCCAGATAGAATTGGAATATTAAAACAAGTGTATGAAGAAGAATTTAAAAGAGCAGCAGACACAAATAGAGAAAATGTAAGCTCTCATTTTGTTCCTAAAACAGACTTTATAGGAGGAACTTATTAATGGCTCGTTATTCATCAGGAAAGTTTGCTTTACGAATATCCGATAGAGATGGACAAGCTTATCCGTACAATGAAATGGTGCAAGAATGGACAGGTGCTTGGGTACACACTTCAGAGTATGAACCTAAATCTCCTTTACTCAATCCAACCAATCATCCCACGGATGCTCAATCTTTACAACATGCTAAACCACAAGTTGTTAGTGTAACAATACCTCTTGGAGGCATTTATATAAATGATGATGTTAATTCAACCAGTATGACTAATGGTGGATCTAATGGCATATCTCCCGCAATAGGTGCTAATGGTTTTCAAACTGTTTTACAAACTATACAACAATTCAATCCTATACCTGCACCTGGCGCAATGGAAACAGTACAGGTGAGAACAATGCAACCTTTAAATGGAAGTTCACAAGCTAATCAAGATACCATAATGAACACACAATTAGGAACAGCAACGGTGGTAATATCATGAGCACATATGCAGAAGTAGTAGATCAAATAAGAAGTTATACGGAAACATCTAGTGATGTTTTAACAACTACAGTAGTTAATGATTTTATTAATCAAGCAGAGCTACGTATATTTAGAGAAGTAGATCTTGATGTATTTAGAGCTTATCAGTTTACGACATTAACACAGGGTAATGAATTTGTTACACTGCCTGGCGCTACTCCAACAACCATGGCTTTTGTTAGAACAGCGTCTATTTATCCAACTGCAGGGAGTGATGCAAATACAAGAACATACTTACTACAAAAAGATATTAGTTATATGACTGAATATTGGCCAAATAGAACTTCTCAAGGTAAACCACGTTACTATGCAATGTGGGATCAAAATACAATATACCTTGCGCCAACCCCTGATTCAGCTTATAAGATAGAGTTAGCTTTAAATCGTAACGAAACAGGGCTTTCTACGACTAATACCACAACTTGGGTTAGTCAGAATGCACCACAAGTTTTGTTATATGCTTGTCTTATTGAGGCATTTAAATATCTCAAAGGACCATATGACTTGCTTGCCCAATACGAAAAAAGTTATCAAGAAGCGGTACAGCGACTTGCAATTGAACAACAAGGAAGAAGACGAAGAGACGAGTATCAAGATGGTGTTATTCGTTTACCTTTACCTTCTCAAAACCCATAAGGAGATAAAAGATGGCTATATCACAAGCAGTGTGCAATTCTTTTAAAGCAGAGCTTTTAGAAGGAAAACATGATTTTGCAAATGGTGGTCACACTTTTAAAATTGCATTGTTTACATCAAGCGCAAGTTTAGGAGCATCGACCACAGCATATTCAACAAGTAACGAAATAACAAATACATCTGGTTCAGCTTACACAGCGGGCGGAGAAACTTTAACAGGTCAATCTGTTACAGGAGGTTCAGGAGCATCAACAGCTTACGTTGATTTTTCAAATGATCCTCAGTGGACTTCTGCTAGCTTTACAGCGAATGGAGCGATGATCTATAACACTACAACAGATGGTGGAACTGGAACAACTAATGCAGTATGTATTTTAGCTTTTGGTTCTGATTTTACAGCAACTAACGGCACGTTTACTATTCAGTTTCCAGCACCAGGTACGAGCACAGCTATACTGAGATTATCGTAGGAGTTTAACATGGCATTGATTATCAATGATCGTGTTAAGGAAACCACGACAACAACAGGAACGGGGACCGTGGATCTTGCAGGAGCAAGCACTGGTTTTCAAACTTTTGTTGCGGGTATTGGTACTACTAATACTACTTACTACTGTATTACTATGCAGTCAGGTAGCACCGAATATGAAATAGGTATTGGTACTGTCACGGATGCAGCTACTGATACACTTTCACGAGATACAGTTTTAGAGAGCACGAATAGTGACAACAAAGTAGATTTTTCTGCAGGTACAAAAGATGTGTTTTGTACATATCCAGCAAAAAGGGCGCCATCCCCTGTCATGGATCCAACATCTTATGTAACAACGCATAACTCTACTATTAGTGATGTTCAAACAATGGACTCTGGCGTTTTAGCTGGACCTGTATCTATTACAGGTACGTTGTCCGTAACAGGGAATTTATTTATTCTATGAGCACACTTGAAGTAAATAAAATTATACCACAAGGGTCAGGCACATCTCTTCAAATTGCAGAGAGCGGCGATACCGTTACCCTTCCATCAGGTTCTACGTTAGATGCTTCGGCTGCTACTGTACAATTACCTGCAGGCGTTGGTGGTTTAAGTTGGGAATCTAAAACAGCTAATTTTAATGCTGTTGTCTCAAGAGGATATTTTATTGACACCTCTAGTAATACTGTAACAGCCACTTTACCAGGTTCAGCTACGGCTGGAGATGAAATTAGATTTATTGATTCAGGTGGAAATGCTGCAACTAATAATATAACTGTTGGTAGAAACGGACATGCTATACAAAGTCAAAATTCAGATTTAACTATAAGCACCGCTAGAGCTGCTTTAGGTTTAATATATTCAGGAGCAAGCCATGGATGGTTATTGATGGAGAAATAAATGGTTGATTATAAAGATATAAAACAATTAGATAATATAGTAGATCAAGGCACTACAGGTACTAAAGTTGCTGTTGGAACAACAGGTCAGAGAGGAAACGTTCAAGGTCAAGTTCGATATAATACAACAACTAAAACTCTTGAAACTTACAATGGAAGTTCTTTTGATGAATTAACACCAGCTCCTAGTTTAACATCTGTTTCACCTACAACAGTTACATCTGATGCTGATGTCACTTTTACAATTGTGGGCAATAATTTTAGATCAGGAGATGTTATTAGTTTTGTTGCTACAAACGCTTCTTCTTTTAACGCTACAAGCACTACGGTAAACAGTAATAGTAGTATTACAGCCGTTGCTCCAGGATCAAGTTTTTCTAATACTTTAGACCCATACGATGTTAAAATTACATCAACAGCAGGACAAACTGCTGAATTATCAAATCAAATAAGTAGAGATACTGCCCCTACTTGGACAACAGCAGCGGGATCAGTTGGAACAATCGATGATGTTGGGAACACTACTCACGCTACTATTGTTGCTACTGATGCAGATGGAGATCCTATAACATATGCAGAAACAACAAGTAATTTAACAGGAATTGGTCTTACCTTAAATAGTAATGGCACAATAACAGGAGAACCCAACAACGTTACCAATTCAACAACTACATCTTTTGATGCTAGTGCAACAGCAAATGCTCAAACTATAAACAGAACTTTTAATATCACTGTTACTCCTGCTCTTGATGGTTCAACTGAAGCTAGATCAGCTCCTCATCCAACAGCACTAATAAATTTAGGTATTACCACAAATGGAGTGTATTATATAAAACCAGGAAACGTATCTACAGGAGTTCAATTATATTGTCATTTGAATACCAGCGATAATTTAGGATATGCACAAATTGGAAGAGTATTAGCTTCAACTTCTTTTGCTTATGAAAGTTTTGGTTCTACAACTTCTTTAAACGTAGCGGATTTACAAAACAGTGCTACCAATATTGCTGCTACTACAGCGAGAGCTGCTATTATTTATACGGATTTTATTTATCAATTAGGAATAACAGGTAACAGAACAATTGCAGGTTATAATGGAAATAAAGTTTTAAAATTGACAATGGATAGTAATACTAAATGGGATAAAGTTGTAGTTGCAATTAGAGATAGATCAGGATCAGAACAATTTAGTTCAGGTGCAAAATCAAATTCAAGTGGTTTTACAGGAACTTTTGCAACAAGTAATTTAGTAAGTGGTAGTATAACAGGATATAATGCTCTTTCTGCTGGCGTAGCTGTTGGGTACTGGGACACTGACTTTATTGTTCCAAGAGACACACATTCTAATTCAAGAGGAATGAACTTATCAGGAAGTAATTCAAGTAGCTCAAATGAACAAGGACAAATTTTAGTATCATGACATCTGAATTAAAAGTAAACACACTCAAAAAACAATCGGGATCGTCTATCACGATTGGTGAGTCAGGTGATACTATCACGATTACTGCTGGGGCTACCCTTACAGGGACTGTAGCAGGAACGTATACAGGCACTGTAACGGGAACTGTTAATTCAGAATCTATTACAGCAAAAGGTGATGGTTCGTCTGCTGACGGAAAGATAACTCTTAATTGCTCACAGAACAGCCACGGCGTTAAGATACAATCGCCAGCGCATAGTGCAGGACAATCATACACATTAATACTACCAACATCAGTTGGATCTAACGGACAGGTCTTAGCTAGTAATGGAAGTAATACCAACCAATTATCTTGGGTTACTGCAACCGAAACAAAACCTACAATCGGTTCAATCAATCCATCAGTTATAGAGAACACAGCAACTGATGTTGTTATTACAGGAACTAATTTTGTTTCTGTTCCTATTGTAGAAGCAATAAATTCTACGGGTGCAATAACTGCTGCCAATTCAGTTACCTTTACAAGCGCAACTTCAATAACCGCAAACTTTACATTAGGTACTGACGGCACATATTTTCTTAGAGTGGAAAATAATGATGGTAATGCGGTCCGTAGTGGAACGGCCATTCTTACCGTATCAGACGCACCAGCTTGGGTAACAGCTGCTGGAAGTTTAGGTAGTTTTGAGGGTGGTTCTTCAGTTGGTACAATTACTTTAACCGCTACTAATTCTACTGGAATGACTCTACAATCAGGTTCTTTGCCTGGAGGATTAAGCTTAAATACAGGAAGTGGTTCTTCTACAATTACAGGGACCGAATCTGGAGCAACTGCCGATACAACATATAACTTTACCATTAGAGCAACGGATGCTGAAGGTCAAACTGCCGATAGAGCCTTTTCAATAGCAATAACTCTTGGTATAAGTAACGCTATGAGGTTTGATCCATAATGGCAACGTATTTATCAAGAACGCCTAGTAGTGCAGGTAATAGAAAAATATTTACAATCTCTCTTTGGTTTAAAAGATCAGAAGTAGGTGATAGAAATTGTTTGCTTAGTACCGATGGATCTAACGATCATGACAGATTTGAACTTACAATTCATCAAAACAATTATCTAATGGTTGGTTTAAATTCTTTTAATGTGTTTGAAACAAACATGCTCTTTAGAGATATTTCAGCTTGGTATCATATTATGTTTGTAGCAGACACTACTCAAGGTTCATCGTCTAATAGAACAAAACTTTATATAAATGGATCACAAGTAACTAGCTTTTCAGCAAACAATCAAAACAGTATAAGTTCTAATTTTGATTTTGGTGTAAACAATACTAATGCACACAAGATTGGTGCATCACCAAGTAGTACAGATGGTACAAATGGGTATATAGCAGATTTTAATTTAATAGATGGTTCAGCTTTAACCCCATCAAGTTTTGGAGAAACAGATTCTACAACAGGTATATGGAAACCAAAAAGTATTTCAGGTGTTACTTATGGAACAAACGGTGTTTATCTTCAATTTAAAAATGCTGGTGCGTTAGGCACTGATACAAGTGGCAATTCTAACACTTATGCAGTTAATAATGCAGGCACCAATGCACAAGTTACTGATACTCCTACTAACAATTTTGCTACATATAACTCTCTTGCAAAAGATGGAACACCAGCAGACAATCATGACTATACTTTAGGAAATACAGTAGTTCAAAATTCAAGTGCTAACTGGTTTACTGCTTTTGGAAGTTTAGGTATTCCTACCAGTGGAAAATGGTATTATGAATATACAACTTCAGGTTCAGGAACAATAGATCAACTTATAGGCTTTGCAAAATCTAACTTTGATAGAGGTTCTGATGCAGGAGCCGATACAACAGGTTGTTATACTTTATACGCTGCTTCAAATGGTAATGGATTTTTATTCACTAATAGTGGCTCAAGCGTAAATAAGGGAACAAGTTATTGTTGGACGCATGGAGACACTATGATGGTTGCTATTGATTCAAGTACTAGAAAAATATGGTACGGAAAAAATGGAACATGGTTGAGTGGTGGAAATCCAGCAACAGGAACAACGGAAGATCAAACAGTAACTGCTGCCGATATGGCATATGGATTATTACCAGTAGTAAGTGGTTATCATACAGGTTCTCTTCAAAAAATAAATTTTGGAAATCCTTCTTATACTATATCATCAGGCAATAATGATGGTGCTGGGTTTGGAAATTTTGAATATGCGGTACCATCAGGGTACTACGCATTATGTACAAGAAACATTAACACTTACGGATAAGATATGGCATATACAACAATAAATAATCCCTCAGCGCACATTCTTACACAATTATATACTGGTAATGGTTCAAGCACGCATGCGATAACTAATGATGCTAGTGCAGGTGATTTTAAACCAGATTACTTATGGATTAAACAAAGGTCTCAAGGTTCTAGGAGTCATAGTAATTGGGATAGTTCAAGAGGCAATAGTCAAAGGATACAAGCAAACAGTTCAGGAGCAGAAGAAACACAAACAAATGATCAAAAAACATTTGATACTGACGGCTTTACTGTTGGAAGTGGAAATATTACAAATGAAAATAGCCAAACATTTGTAGCATGGCAATGGAAAGCTAATGGCGGAACTACGTCAACTAATAGTTCTGGCTCTATAACCTCTACCGTTCAGGCCAATACAACGGCAGGATTTAGCATAGTTACATACACTGGAAATGGTTCTGCTGGTGCAACTATTGGACACGGATTAGGTGTAGCTCCAGATGTAATAATTGTTAAAGTAAGAAGTGCAACAGATCCGTGGTCTGTGTATCATAGTGCAAATACATCATCACCCGAAACCGATTATTTAGTTTTAAACTCAAGTGCCGCTACGGCTGACCATGACAATAGATGGTATGATACTGCACCCACATCAACTCTCATAACTTTAGGTGGTTCTGGTACTGTTAATGGAAATGGACTTACAAATGTTGCCTACTGTTTTGCTGGAAAACAAGGTTATAGCAAGTTTGGTTCATATACTGGTAACGGAAACGCAGATGGACCTTTTATTTATACTGGCTTTAAACCTGGTTGGCTTATGATTAAAAGAACTGATTCATCAGGAGAGTGGATTATGATGGATCACCAAAGAACAGATTATCCAAATGCAAATCCAGTGGACCAAGTATTATATGCAGATAGTAATTCTGCTGAATATAGTGAAACTCAAGGAGTAGACTTTCTTTCAAATGGTTTTAAACAAAGAGAAGCTGGTGCAGGTTGGGGTAATGCAGATGGAGGAACCTATGTTTACATGGCATTTGCTGAACAAACATTGGTTGGAACAAATAACGTAGCAGCAACGGCAAGATAATGTCAGAAGTAAAAGTAAATACGATAAAAAAATATACAGGGTCTTCGATCACGATTGGTGAATCAGGTGACACGATTACAATAACAGCTGGTGCTAGTCTTTCTGGATCAGGCTCTGGATTAACAACACTTAATGCAACTCAACTAACATCAGGTACACTTCCTGATGCAAGATTTCCTGCTACTTTACCCGCAGCAGATGGCTCTAATTTAACAGGATTACAAGCGGCACTTAGTTTTCCAACAGTATCAAGTATTAGCCCAAGTACGATTGAAAACACTGCGACTAACGTTGTTATTACAGGTACTAATTTTGTATCAGTGCCAACAGTAGATGCTATTAATTCATCTACAGGTGCTATTACACCAGCTAACACTGTTACGTTTACAAGTGCTACGTCTATTACAGCAAACTTTACGCTTGGTACAGACGGTACATATTATATTCGTGTAGAGAATAATAACGGTTTAGCTGCACGCTCAAGCTCGGCGTTATTAACTGTATCAGATGCTCCTGTGTGGAGTACAGCTGCAGGTTCGCTTGGAACTATTGCAGGTAATTTTTCAGGTACAGTGGCAACAGTTACAGCAACAGGTGACACGATTGCTTATTCAGAAACAACAAACGTTTTAACAAATGCGGGGCAAGCAAATTGCTCGCTAAATTCTAGTACGGGTGCTATAACTACAACTGATTTTGGTGGATCGTCTACGTCTGCTACAACATACAGTTTTACTCTACGAGCAACAGATGCTCAAGGACAAACAGCAGATCGTAACTTTACATTAACATCAAGCTTCATAGTAGACAATTCAGGAAGGTTTGATCAATAATGGCACAGACTTATTTAACAAAAACTTTTAGCTCTAGTGGAAACTTAGACGTATGGACTGTTTCTTTTTGGGTAAAAAAATCAATTATAGTAACAGGAAATGATCAATATGTAATGCATGCACAGACTGATGCTGACAATCAAACAGGTATTGTTTTAAGAGGAAGTGGAGATAATTATCAATTACAGTGTTTTAATGCAGTAAGTGCAAGTGCTAACAATGGTTTTAATGTGTACACTTCTATGTATTTTAGAGATCCGTCTGCTTGGTATCATGTTGTAGTAGCATGTGATACAACTGAATCTTCTGGAAGTAATGGATTAAAAATTTATGTAAATGGCACTCAACAAACTGTTACGGTTGGAGCATGGAATCAAAACGTAGATACTCAATTTAGTAAAAATCAACAACATGTTATAGGGGCTAAAACAGGTAATAGTTTAGGATTTGGTGGTTATTTATCTCAATTTATTTTTGCTAATGGAACACAATATGCAGCTAGTACATTTGGGTCAACCGACGCTAGTCTTTTTTGGATACCTAATTCTTCTCCTTCTGTTACATATGGCAGTAATGGTTTTCAATTACTTTTTACAGGAACAGGAGCATCAGCTGATTCAAGTGGATTTGGTGCAGATACTTCTGGCAATAATAACCACTTTGCTTCTAATAATTTAGGTACAAATCCAAATACAAAAGATGGACCTGCAAATAATTTTTCTACTATGAATCCTGTTGCAGGAACAGGTGTATCTATGAATAAAGGAGCACTTACCTTTAGTGGTAATTATAATTCAGTTAGTTCATTCGGTGTGTATGATGGGAAATGGTATTGTGAAATGAAAATTACAAACACAAATACTTACAATCCAATGATAGGCATAGCGCAAGGTTATACTGATATAGCACAACGTAATGTTAATAATTATCCTGGTCAAGTTACAGATAGTTATGGAATAAATAGAGAAGGTAATCTTTATGTTAATGGAAGTAATTCAGGTAGCCAAGGTTTTACTTTAGCTCAAAATGATATTGTAGGTGTAGCTTTAGATTTAGCAAGTGGCACAAAAAATATAAAATTTTATAAAAATGGAAGTCAAGTTGTTTCTCAAAATTTAAGCGAAACGTTAAGTGACCCTTATGTTTTTGTGACTTATGCTTCTACTTCGCAAGCGGGAACTGGAGAATGGAATTTTGGCAATCCTCCTTTTGCTATTGCCTCTAGTAATTCTGACGCAAATGGTTATGGTAGTTTTGAATACGCAGTGCCATCAGGGTACTATGCGTTATGTAGTAAGAACTTAGGACAATACGGATAATATTATGGCATATACAACAATTGATAATGGTAAACTTCAATTTTTTACTCATTTATGGACAGGTGATGCCGCCGCTAGTGGTGCTAATTCAGGTTATACAAGACAAATACAAGAATCTGGAACATTTAGACCTGGTATGGTTTGGGTTAAAGCAAGAGACATGTCTGGTAGATCCCACTATCTTTATCAAGAAGCTGAAGGATATGGTGCTAATAAAGAATTAGTTCCTAATAGTAACTCTCAAGAAGGTGATACAGCTAACCATAATACAGGCGCTAATGGATATGTAGGAGGAACTACAAGTACAGGTTTTTCTGTAGTATCAGGTACCAGCACTTCTAACTATACAAATAATGCTTCCACTGATTATGTTGGGTGGACTTGGAATGGAACCAACTCTACTTCTAATAATACTGATGGTACTATTACAATTAATTCATCTACAAACTCAACAAGTAAGTTTACTATGGGTTTATACTCAGGGAATGGTAGTGCGGGATCAACTATAGGTCATGGTCTTGGTGTAAAACCTGCAGCTATATTTATAAAAATAAGAAATACAAATGATGACTGGGCTGTATGGCATCATCATGATTCTACGAGCACTTTAAGATTAAATAGTAATGCTAGTAATAATGACGCTAAATTTGCAAGTTTTTTTAACAGCACACAACCAAGTACAAGTGTAATTACATTAGGGGGTGATGCTCAAGTAAACGGTAATGGTAATTCTTATTTGATGTTTTGTTGGGCAGAAGTAAAAGGATATTCGGCTTTTGGCAGATATACTGGTAATGGAAGTGCAAACGGTCCTTTTTGTTACACTGGATTTAAACCAGCTTTTGTTTTTAATAAAAATATTAGTGCTTCAGGAAACTGGAGAATGAATGACAACCAAAGAAATCCAAGAAACGTAGTTAATTTAGGTCTAAACGCAAATGAAAACGCAGTAGAATTTTCACAAAATACTTATGATTTTTGTTCCAATGGTTTTACTGTAAGAGATACTGGTGGAGCTAATACAGATGGTGAAGATTTTGTATATTGGGCTTGGGCAGAACATCCTTTTGTTTCTTCAGCTGGTGTACCAATAACAGCGAGGTAGACCATGACGTTAGGGATTTTAGCATTTGCTGAAGGCCCGTTATCGTCCCTCGGTAAACAGGATGCGGTAGCGGTTGTTACGGGTCTTGCCCTAACTTCCAATTTAGGTACTTCCACAATTCAAGCTGGAGCACAAACAAGTGTAACAGGCGAAGAGTTAACATCTGCTGTTGGTACAGTTGTTCTTAATACAACATCGGTAGCAACACCTTCTGGTGTTTCACTATCCACGGCTCTCGGCACACCAGTCATCAATGTAATTGCCAACCCAACCGTATCGGTTACAGGGTTTGGTTTAACACAAACAATTGGCACGTACGGTGTCACCGCAGGTGGTCAAGTTGCTATTGATGCTTCATCTGAACCAGATCTAGATTTATTTTTAGGTGATGAAACTGTAGTAGCAACAGCTAATACAGGAACTTTAACTGGACAATCAATGTCCACGGCTCTCGGAACAGTTAGTGTAGATGCTCAAACTCCAGTAGCTGTAACAGGTCAAGCCCTAACCACGGCTCTCGGCACAGCGACTATTACAGGTACAGCAACGGTAACACCAACGGGTCAAGCTGTTAGCTCCGCTCTTGGAACTGTTACAGTCAATGCGTCAGCAACAGCGCTACCAAGTGGTAATATTATTTCATCTACTTTAGGAAATGTAACTCTAGCATCAAATGTAACCATTACGCCAACAGGTATTCCGATGACCTTAGAACTAGGTGATGAAGCCGTCTATGCGTGGGTAACAGTCGATGATGATGCTAATACACCGTGGACCAACGTTAATGATGCAGCTACTAATAATTGGACAAATGTTGATGATTCTGCTACAAATACATGGCAGGATGCAGCATAGGTAAATTATGTCAACATATTCAACAAGACTACAAATAGAGCTAATTGGGGTAGGAGATCAGGCAAATGCCTGGGGTACGACTACCAATAACAATTTCTCACAATCACTAGAACAAGCTATTGCAGGGGTATATACAAAGAATATATCATCTGGAACAACAACTGTTTTAACCGATACTAATGGACCTTCTACACAAGCAGATAACGAAAACAGGCAAGCTGCTATTATATTTACCAATGCAGCGGCTAATCATGTTGTTCAATTTACAGCAAAAGAAAAATTATATTTTTTACGAAATGCTAGTACAACATACACCGTTACTGCAAGACTAGGAGCTTCTGGTAATACATATGTCATTAATCCTCAAACAAGTGTTTTCTTGGCTACTGATGGTACCAATTGGTATGAGCTACAAACTCAGGGTGGTGTATGGATTACAAAAACAAGTGCTTATACAGCACTAAGTGGAGATAAAATATTTGTTGATACAAGCAGTGCTCCTGTTACTATAACATTACCTGCTTCACCTAGCACAGGAGACGAGGTAAGATTTGTTGATTTAGCTAGTTCTTTTGATACAAATAACTTAACTGTAGGAAGAAACAGTTTAAAAATAAACGGAGCTACAGCTGATTTAACTGTTGCTACAGAAGATGCGGCGTTTGCTTTAGTGTATTCTGGTGCAACTTATGGTTGGAAACTAACGGAGAAGTAATATGGCAACTTATGAATCAATTAAATATAAAATATCAGGAACAGCTATTACTGGTGTTTTGCAAACAGCAAACAATTTAAGTGATGTACCTACCGATGCAACAGCAAGAACAAATATAGGTGTTGCAATTGGATCTGATGTACAAGCTTTTATTTCTGCTACAGCAGGAACTAATGCTAATGGAACAAGAACAGTAAGTACCAGTGGACCTAGCGGTGGTTCTGATGGAGATATTTGGTACAAATATACATAATGCCTCATGCCAATTTATGTTAAATCAGGTGGTACGTGGCGTGAGATAAGCTCAGATGCTGGCTCTCAATTATATGTGAGAGATAGTACTTCTTTTACCAACAAAACAATTAATAATGCTTATATAAAAGATGGTGGTTCATGGCGAACCGTGTTTACTTTATTTGATACACCAGGAAGTTTTACTACAGCAGGATCTGGCACTACTAACTTTACCGTGCCTTCTAACGCGAATGCTATTCATGTTAAACAAGCTGTTGGTGGAGGAGCTGGAGGAGTTAAAGGTGCACAATATGATAAAGCTGGCGGTGAATCAGGTGGCACAGGTGGTGGATCAGGTGCTTATATTTCTGATAGAGTTTACACTGTTGTTGGAGGAGAAACTTTAACTGCTGTAGTAGGAGCTGCAGGTGCAAAATCTACAGGAAGTGCTTACAATACTACTGCTGGAAGTGGAGGAGCAACAAGTTTAACAGGTTCTACAACAAATCAATTATTTTCTTTAGGTGGAGGTGTTGGTGGATCGGGAACAGGCGGAGGAGTACAAGGTCCTCTTCGTAGTAATAATCCAAGTCAAGGAGGAACTGCAACTTTAGGAACTTCTTTATCAACAGGAACAACTGTTGATGGAATAAATATTACAACTTTTAATACTGGTCCTAATTCTACTTTTAATTCAGGGGGAGACGGCGTTGCAGGAGTAACAGGATCAAATTGTGGTGGTGACAACTGTCACGTAAATGGAGGTGCTGGAGGTGCTTCTTATAATGGTAACGTATCTGGTGGTACAGCTGGTTCTCCTGATTCTACTCCAGGTGGTGATGGAACACAAGGATCTGGTGCTGGCGGAGGTGGTGCCGAAAATGCTACTGAAGGTGGTGATGGCGGTGCTGGTGAAATTGTATATAGATTTATGAGGATTGCATAATGCCTCTTACTAAAATAGCTTTTGCCCCTGGCATTGATAAACAAGATACCGAATACGGTGCGGCAGGGCGTTGGACTGATTCTGACTTTGTACGCTTTCGTTATGGCTTACCAGAAAAAATTGGTGGTTGGATTAAATTAATTGCTAATACATTAGTTGGTGTTGCACGAGACATGCACGCATGGACAGATCTTAACGGTGTACGGTACACGGCCATCGGCACCGATAGAAAATTATATATTTACACAGAAGGTGTAGCGTATGATATTACACCAACAAGGGCAACAGGCTCAATTACAGGTTTTACAACAACAAATAATTCACCTACCGTTACAGTGACTGATCCCAGTCATGGCGCTGAAGTAGGAGATTTTGTTACTATCTCTTCTACGTCTGGCGCTGTTAACGGCATACCTGCAGCTACTATGGATGCAGAATATGAAATATTAACAGTGCCAACAGGCAATACTTATACGATTACAGCGGCGGCAAATGCAACAAGCACAGGAGCATCGGCGGCAACAGCAACAGCAACTTATCAAATATCCGTTGGAACGGCTGTCTCACAGTATGGTTATGGTTGGGGTACATGGCAATGGGGTAAAGAAGCATGGGGCACGGCTCGTTCTACGTCAAACGTTACTATTGAAGGACGTAACTGGTCTTTTGATAACTTTGGTGAGGATTTATTAGCTACTGTAAGCAATGGTGGAACATTCAGATGGGATACATCGGTTGGTGTAGGTACACCTGCAGCAATTGTTACTGCAGCGCCAAGCGTATCAAGATTTAATTTAGTATCAATGCCTGATAGACATGTATTTTTATTTGGCACAGAAACAACTATAGGTAGTTCCACATCTAAAGATGATTTATTTTTACGTTTTTCTTCGCAAGAAGACTATAATACATGGACTCCTACAGCAACAAACACAGCAGGTTCTTTTAGAATACAAGATGGATCTAAAATTATAACAGCAGTAAGATCTCGTAATGCTGTTTTGGTTTGGACAGATACATCACTCAATGCATTACAATTTGTTGGTGCACCTTTTACTTTTAACCTAACACAAATTGGTGCAAACTGTGGTGCAGTGTCATTACACTGCGCTGTTGATGTTAATGGTACAGCCTTTTGGATGTCTCAAAATTCTTTTTACAAATTTGATGGTGCAATTTCTAAGATGCCTTGTAGTGTGCAAGATTATGTCTTTGAAGATTTTAGTATTACGAATCAACCAGAAACGTATGCAGCAGTAAATTCTGAGTTTAATGAAGTTACATGGTTTTATACATCTAATAATGCCACACAAATAGATAGATATGTCACATATAATTATTTAGAAGATTGCTGGTCTACTGGTAGTTTAGCAAGAACAACATGGCTAGATTATGGTGTGTATCAAAAACCATATGCTACTGAATATTCTACAACAGCTATTGCAAATAATGATACTATTAACGGTTTAACAGCAGGAGCAACAACACTGTATCAACACGAAACAGGAGAAGATAACGTAACAACAGCAATACCTGCGTTTATTGAATCAGGTGATTTTGATATAGCAGACGGTCAGCCATTCTTACATATAGGAAGAGGTATACCTAACTTTAAAGATTTAACAGGATCGGTAGATTTAACTCTTAAATTTAAAACCTATCCTAGTGCAACTACCTCAACGACAGTGGTTAGAACAGTAGTTCCAACAACAGAAAAGTTTGATTTACGAGGTAGAGGCAGACAAGCCAACATTCGTATTGACAGTGATGCTGTTGGTGATAAATGGCGTTATGGTACACTACGATTAGATGTACAACCAGATGGAGGCAGATAATGGCGAAGATTACAACAACAAGATTTCCTCAAGCAACTCCTGAATATCAACCTACCATAATTGATATATTAACAAGATTGTTAGAGCAAATCGTACAACAATTAAATTTTGGTTATCAACAAGATTTAAAAGACGAATCGACAGCAAGGACGTGGTTCCTTGGCTGATTTATTTATAAGTAGATCTGGCAGTGCAACAGGCACTATATACACCGTACCAACAGCTGATCAGAATTCGCAACCGCCAGTTCCACCAACAACTGCGTTAGTAAAAAGCATACGTTTGTCTAATCAAACAGGAGGTGCCATTACTACGACAGTAACAATGATGGACAGTAGCAACAGTAATTTAGAAATAGAGCTATATAAAGATAGTTTAGCTGACGGGGCAGAAGCAGAAGTATTAACACAACCTATTGTATTGGAACAAGCTGATGCAATTAAATTAACAGGTGGTGTAAAAATATTAGTAAGTTTAATGGAGATCACAATATGACATTTAAAAAAGTACAAGACTCAGAACAAATTGGTGTTCAAGTTATTGAGGGACAAAAGGTTCCTATTATACAGCCCGAAGTTCACGTTGAAGTTAAAAATAAATTAACAGGCGCTGATTATGAATCAGAGGAAGAAGCTAAACTTGACATAGCTAATCCAAACACAGCTACTACGTCTAATGACGTAGAAACTAATGTTCAAATAAAGGTAACTAAATTACCTGATGTTTTTGGAAAGACTAAGAACCAGTAGCAGCGACTTTGTGTTTTGCTATGTTTTCTTGAACAAATACTCTTTCATCTTCTGTTAAAGGTCTACCCATACTAGGAGATCTAGATTGACATGTACAATTACTTTCATGTCTGTGTTGATCTCTTTCTACTGTTAATAAACGTTCATGATAGCGACTCACCTTATCAGCGAGGACAGCTATAGCCTTCAATACTTCTTGATTTTCCATAATATCTCCTGTTGATTTAATTTTTGGGTGAGATCTAATTTAAACACGTCTGCTGTAATTATCAAGTAATCTTTTTTAAATTGTTTTCTTGACAACTAATTTGAAATAGTATCCCAGCCACTTGGATGTGGTATACAATGTTCTGTTTTGATACCAGGTTTCATCGTAAGTAACACGTCACCACTTATACTTATTCTAGGTTCTTCTTTTGTATTTATTTCGGTATAGTGTAATAATCCACTTGGAAATATTAAAAAGTTACCTGTCTTTACAGGAAAAATGTAACTAGAAAAATTAAACTGATTCCAGTCTACAATGTACTGGTCAGTTGGAGGTATAAACAAACCTGTCTGTGCTGCTAGTTCTTTTTCAAATCGTATGTTGCCCATGTCATCATTACGCACATAATAAACAAAACTAAAATGACTTGCTGTATGTTTATGACTAGCAATGTGTTGATCTTTTACCGTATAGGTAGCCCATGATTTAGTGATATGAGCATCAAATTTATCTTTACTATATCCTTTTGCTATTAAAAAAGCGTTTATGTTTTTAGCTATGTTGGTAAATAATGATTTATATTTACTATCTTTATGTAAATTATCCTTAGCCTCTTCCAAATCAGTAAACATTGTATTACCTTTAACATCAGTTGTAGCTGCTGTTCTACCTGGTTTTTCTTTTACAAATTTTTCTATATGTTTTGCTGTACCTTCGTTATTGTTTTCTATGTATGTATAATAAATAGTCTCGCCAAATAAACTATTAATTGTTGCTTCTTTCTCCATAACTCACCTCTAAATATTCTATTTTTGTTACCCAACCTTTAGGTATAGCAATAGCGCCACCACCTGATATTTCATCTTTATCTCTACTATATGACCGCATAATTATTACTTTCTCCTCATTATTATGAACCATCCACCCAACTTCTTGACATGTAGCCAAAGGAGCGCCCATAACATCCTTTATATCAAGCCATCCTGTCTCTGTATCACGGGCATCGAGCCACGTCACACGGACCATCGGCACTTTCTTTATGTCAAAATTCATATTTCTCATTGCACATTACAGGAAATATGCCTATAAATATAGAATAAAATAGGTTTAATACATCAAGGTTGACCTTCCTTGCAAAATCAGACAATATCATGAATTGCCAAGGAGTACATGTTTAAGAAGTTTTTTAGAAAAGTCAGAGACGTAGCAAAAAAAGCAGCCCCGATTGCGGGTATTGCAGCATTAGGATTAGGTGGAGCAGGTTTAATGGGCGCAGGTCCGTTAGCTGGAATGTTCGGCGGCGCTGGTGGCGCAGCAGGTGGAATTGGTCCGTTAGCTAAACTAGGAAGTTTTGGAAAAAGTTTATTAGGGAACTTTGCTGGTCAAGCAGCAACCACTGCACCAGGTACAAGTGGAATTATTCCAGGAAGAGGTATTTTAGGTCTTGGACAAAAAGGATTTAATTTAGCAAAAACTATAGGAAGTGGTTTTGTTGGAAAAGATGCAGAAGGAAATGCTACGCCAACCGCACTTGGTGGTATAGCATCAGCTTTACTTCCAGCACTTGGAAGTTACATAGCTTACAAAGCAGATAAACCTGAACCAGTAGATACAAATCCAATGACAGCAGTAGATAAACGATACGGTTCACGGTACGGCACAGGTGATTACACGGACACGTTAGTAGAAAAAATGTTTTTCAATCCTGCTGACGGAAAGTACTATGATCAAATAACAGCAGATGGTATTTATTCCAATTACACACCTGATGCAGAAAAAGGTTTAAAACCTTTAGCAATGGGTGGTATAGTTAACTTAGCTTCAGGAGGTAATCCGCATAAAAACTTTCCAAGAAAAAATGGTATGATTAATGGTCCTGGTGGACCAAAAGAAGATAAGATACCAGCAATGTTAAGTGATGGTGAGTTTGTATTTACAGCGAAAGCAGTTGACAACGCAGGTGGTCCTCAAGCAATGTATAACTTAATGAATAAATTAGACCCTGAATCAAACAGAAGCCCGAAAGGAATGAGATAATGGCTAGTCCAAATATACAATATACAGGTCAAAGAGAAGCTCCTTTCTTAGAAGACTATAGACGTCGTTTATTAGAATCTACTTTTAAACGTGGCGATCAACCAATGCCTTCTGAAAGAAGAGGCATCGCTGATTTTGATTTAGCAGAAACAGCAGCATTTAATTTTGGTGCTGGTCAAATGGGTATTGATCCTGCAACAGGAATGAGTACAGGAGATCCTGCTTACAAACAATATCTTGATACTGGAATGGCTACTATCGGCCAAGGCATAGCTCCTCTACAAGCAGCACAACAACAATACGATCCTTCGACATCAAACGTGTCAGGATTCATGAATCAATATCAACAGAATGTTACTAACAAAGCGTTAGAACAAATGAATGAACAGTTCCAGAAACAGATGAACAAAATGGCTGGTGATGCAGTACAAGGTGGTGTGTTTGGCGGAAGTAGATACGGAGTTGCACAAGCAGAAGCTCAAAAAGGTTTAGCTGACATGGCATCACAACGTATATTTCAAGACTTATCACAGAACTTTCAACAAGCTCAAGGTAATGCAATAAACACTTTTAATCAAAACCAAGCTAATCAATTAGCAGCAGCTAATCAATACGGTCAATTAGGAACACAGCAAGCTAACATGGGTGCACAAATGCAACAGTTAGGACAGCAAGGCTTAGGATCCTTACTTAATATTGGTGGTATCAGAAGACAAAGAGATCAACAAATGCAAGATGAAACTTATAGATTTAATCAGGAAAGAGCGAGAGAGCCTTATCAAAGACTTGGCTTTATGTCAGATATTTTATCTCGTACACCAAGTATGTCTCAAACAATGTTACAAACTCCTCAACCATATACTAACCCATTACTCGGTGCTATTGGTGCTGGTATTACGGGTCTTCAAGCATATGGTGGAATGACAGGAAGCTAAGATGGCTAAAGGGCTATCAGATCTTTACGAATTTGATTCGTTTGGTGGATCACGATCTCCAGCAGGAGGTCCTATTCCTGTTCCTACAGGGGTTAGTCCCGATAATGTATCTGTTGATGATTTAGATTTAGACAGCATGAATGATGCGTTGGCCGCAGAAGCAGCATCCCTTAATAATAACGATAAAGATTTAACAATAGGTGGTATTCCTATTGATCAGACAATGGTTAGCAATGATGAAATGATTCAAGGGCTAATGAAATTACATGAAAAATACAATACCACGTATACAGCATCAGACTTTATGACTGCTGATGAAGCAATGCCTACTTTAACAGATGCACAAAAAGAAAGTGTAACAACAACTGATGAAGAACTAGAAGCATTTTTAGATGAATATGCACCTCAAACAACAATAGAAGAATTAAATGAGTTGTATCCAAAAGAAGATTATAAAACAGAAAGAAGATTAGCACTTGCTAACTTTGGATTAAACTTGATGCAGCCTACAATAGGCGGACAAATGGGAGCTGTAATAGCTAATGCAGGTAAACAATTAACAACTGATTTAGCGGGCATACAAGCGGCAAAAAGAAAAGATGCAAAAGAAAGACGTACGGCTGTGTTTAACGCACAAAAAGAAGAAGAGGCAACACGATTAAATTTAGCATCACAAATATTTTTGCAAAATGAACAAAACGAAAAAAGTTTAATAGAAAAAATATATGACTCTAATTTAGATCTAGCTAAGGCAGAAGCAAAAGCTGCAAATGAACATAATTCTACACAGTTTGAAATGATGAAAGAAGAGTTTAGAGACAAATACAATACAGACGTGGATGATTATGTATTTGAAGCAGAGGACGGCAGCCTAGTGGGTCCTATAATTGGAATGTATCAAGACGATAAATTGTTTGTACAGCACCCAACTGCTGTAGATAAAAATGGTTTTCCAGTTATGGTTAACTATAAACTTCTTGGCTATACTAACCCTACGTCAACAGACCCAACATCTGACACAGCTTCTAAAGGTGGTACAAAACTTACAAGCCCTAACAAGTTTATTGAAATTAAAAACGAAATTGATAACTACGATCGAGTTATTGACATGGCTCTTAACGTACAAAACAGTCTTGTGTTAAACCCAGAATTTGCAGGATTTACAGGAGCATTTTTAAGTTGGACACAAGATAAACTACAGATTGTAAAAGACTTTAGAACAAGTTTCTTTAATGATGATGTAAAAAATAGATTAAAGAATGATAAAAGCTTTAATCAGTCTTTTATGCCTAAATCAGGACAACTACTTTTACCTACTGATTTAATTACAGATGACGGTAAGGGAGCTATTGTTAATATCAACGGTAAAGATATAAAAATATTTGATGATCAAACAGCAACTAATTTAAAAAATGCTACAAACATTGCTTATGAAATAATGAAAAACGATTTTGCTAACTTACAAGAAGCAAGAGCAAACGGTAAAGATGAAATTACATTACCTAGTGGTATGAAGTTGGGTGGAAAAGAAGCAGATGATTTATTCGGATTAATGCAATTTCAAAAAGATCTACCTCTCAACGAAGCTGCTTCTACTGCAATTATTTATGCACTAGCAAGAGCTCGTAAAGCATCAGGTCGATTAAACAAAGACGATATTGAAAGAGCAGCAGCTACATTAAACCTTTATGGTGAGTCGTCTAAAGGGGTTACAACTAAACTAGAGTTTGTTATTAACGAATTAAAAGCAGCAGCAAAAAGTCAATTTGAAACAGTTGGTTTATTCTACGGCACAGCAGGCAATGAAACAGATCAAAAATTACTTAGAGGATTTATGTTGCAACGTATTGCAAGCGGTAAGGCTCTACCAATTATATATAATAACAGAGAACAATTAAAACTATTAGGATTTAATGATGATGAAATAGAAACAATTATAGGTGGCTTTAAATCGTTTAGAGACTACTCACTACCAAACCAAGGATCTGCTCCTGAGAAAAATACGTTGTTAACAGATGGCTGATGTAAATAATTTTAGAAAAAAAACACTCGATGGTGTTGTTACTTATTTTTATAATGGAAGAGAAGTGACTAAAGAGGAATTTGAATCTCAAAGAGCTAAAGCAAAACAAAAGCAAACTAAAATGCTTGGAGGCATAACTATTGAGGAGAAAAGAAAACAAATGAAAGCAAAAATTGCAGCTGCTAAAGCTGCTAAAAACAAAAAAGCTAAAGGTGGAATGGCAGGTAGAATTGCAACACGAGGATATGGAAAGGCTAGAAAATAATGGCTGATACAGTTAGAAAAACTTTAAATTTAGCAGACTACGGGCTGCCCGAACCATTGGTATTTGATGTGCCAAAATATGCCACAGGTAATGATGGTAAAGAATACGATGATTCATACTTTCCTCGTAACGAAATGGAAAAAAAGATATACATGCAATATTTACTAGATGGTGCAAGCAATCAATTGAATGTTGAATATGGCGAAATGCCTCCTAAACTTATTGATTATATGGCACAGTTTAATCCACCTGACGCTATTCTTAATGCAAGAAAATTACAAAAAGCAGGAGAGCTGGCAGAACAACGACGAATAGATCCAATTGGATTTGATTCTGCTATTGGCGTATATAAAGGTGGTAAACAAGAATATAGATTTAATGATAGTTTAGGAACATTGCTACCAGGATTTGATCCTTATACTTTAAGTGATTTTGCTAATGATATGGGCAAGACAGCTCGTAAGTTATTACCAGAAGATCCTCGTCAGTTAACAAGAATAAGTGCAATCATTGGAGCCGATACATATTTAATGTCTAAAATGATGGAAGCTAAAAGAATAAAAATGAAAGAACCAGGAAAGATGAGATGGTTGCCTAAATTTTACCCTTGGTTAGCTAAATTTGGAGAAGGTAAATGGGGAACAGCAAAACAAATGGCTGTTGCTGGAGCTAGTGCTGGACCAATATCTTATGCAGCCGATAGTGCTTATTCTTTACTTAATAAAATGTATGCATATACGCAAGGACAAGACTCAGCAAGTATAAGTGAAATGCAACGAGGAGCTTTACGTGACGCTGAATTAGAAATGATGATTGGAATGGGAGCCGCTGGCCTCGGACCAATTGCACAGGGGATAAAAAAATACGCTATTAATTATCCTCTAGGTTTTAGATCAAACGTATCAGTTGAAGCAGTTGAAAAAGCAGCAAGACAAAACATTCCATTAAGTAAAGTAGCAGCCAGTGAAGCAGACTGGGTAAAAGCCTATTCAAAAATTATAGGTGTATTTCCAGCAGTAGGTGGACCACTTAGACAATCACAAGCAGAAGCTCGTGTAGCTATCAATCAACGTATTCAGGATATTATGAGTACATTATCTCCTGGCATGACAACATTAAGAGGAATGCAATGGGCTGGTAAGGAAGCGTTCGATGCTTTCTCTAAAAACGTTAGTAAATTTAGAGCGACCAACGCTATTATGTATAACAGTTTCTTTAATCAAGCATCAAAAATAGATGAAGCTTTTATTCCAACAGCTAACTTAAAAGAATGGGTTCAATCATTTGCTAAAAGTATTAATGGCGGAGACATACCATTAAGTGCAACTGCTCCTGACGGACAATGGATTCAAAATACAGGTCAGTTATTTAACATGCTTAAAGTAGGAGATCCAACGACAGGCATGAAACTGCTCACGGCTCTCGGATCAGTTCCAGAACATTTAACTTTAAAACAATTTAGACAACTACAAGCACAACTTAATGGTGCTATTAGAGGATTTGGTGGTAAAGGTGATGGAGCAATGTCTCAAGTTGGTATAGATCCTCAAGGTACACTTGCTTATTTAAAAGATAATTTAGAACATGGTCTAAATGATTATAAAAATTGGAAAAAACTTACAGGTCCAAATGAAATAATTGCACAAAGCTCTATTAAAGCTCTTCGTGATGCTAATGAGTTTTATATGAACAACATAGAAATGTTCGGATTTAACGCAGGACAAAGAGGAATTGGTAAAGCCGCTCAACAAGTAAATAGAAATATTTTTGCACCTGGTGCACCATTCAAACCAGGTAGTTTAATGCCAGATCAAATTTTCAATCGTGTGATGACAGAAGCTACAGCAATGTCACCGATGGCCATTAAAGAAATAAGTGAACAACTTGGTAAAAAGAATTTTGCTAATCTTGCTGCGACTTATCTTAATAAAATTATAGGTCAAAACACTGAGATTATCGAAACCCCTTTTAAAAGAAATAGATCTTCTGCTCGTATGGGCGTAAAAGGAAATGTTCCAGGAGGAGGCACTACACAAGTTTCAGGTGCAGGAGGTCAAGTTCATGACAGTGAATTTGTACCAATATTTAACGTTGATAATTTAAGAAAACAACTAGGTATGCTTCCAATTGAACAAGGCAGTAAAATACAAGACAGAACAAACAGAGAGGCTGTTATTGCTATGTTTGATGCTATGGGACAGAACGGACAAAAAGCATATAAAGATTTACAAGAAACATTAGATATTGCTTCTTTGGTAAACAGTTTTGATATTAGTGATGTATCTGACTTCGTAAAACGTCGTGGTGTTTTAGGTGGTGTAAAATCAATTGCAAATGCTTTTGTTATAGGCGGTGTTGTTACAAGCCCGCTAGCAACAGCAGGATTAGTTTTATTTAGTAACAGATTTTCTAAATTTTTAGGAAACCCTACTCAACTTAGTAAAATTAAAACAGTTATGGGAGAAGGAACAGAACGAGCATTACAACGAGCTAACTTAATCAATACAATTAGAGCAACAGAATCTTATTATACTATTTTAGATAGTGATGGTGCTGTTTCAGAAATGCCTGATGTAAGTATAACACAGGGCGGTGTAGATATGCCAATGTTACAAAGACAACCTGGTCAATCATCGATGAATAATGATCTACGAACTATAAACTATTTTAACAACTTAGTTAAAAAAGCAAATGCAGGTGAGCTTGGTGGTGGTTTAGAAGATTTAACTGATATTGAGTTATTAGACTATGTTATTCTTGGAACAAATGGTTCACCTAATATGGGTCAAGCAAGCATGAGTAGACCTAAATATGATAGACAAGGTGATATTCTTGCCTACGAAACTGTAGACCAACAGGCTCCTGATAGAGTTTTATTAGAAGCTGCTATAATGGAAAATGGTATGGTTGATAGTACACCAGCTAGCATCTACGGATTTAAAGAAGAAAACCAAGAAGCTATTAATGAAATAATAGATCAATCAATACAGGCTCCTCGAAACAATCCTTTCTTAGTTAACGCTCAAGAGGTATTACAAACGGAGGGTGGACCAGCAGGTAGAGACTTTAGTGTTGAAAGAGAAGCCGTTAATGTAACAGATAGAAGTAACCTCAATGCAGATCAACAAGCAGCGCTTATAAGAGGAGATACAGACGCAGCAATTTTAGCAGGTAGAAGATAATGTCTAGACTTAGAGGTAATAGAAGAAATCGTTCTCGTCCATCTGGAGGAGGAGGCGGAAGATCAGCAGCAGCTAGAGGAAATTTTCAAAGAAGTGTAAACAAAGCTAGATCTAGAGGTATAGATTCCAGAACCCCTTCTCAAAGATTACAGCAACAAAAAAATCAAATATCTAATATTCAAGGAGATGGTAGATCCCAAGCAGCACAAAAAGCAGCTGTTCAACCTAGTATTAATCAAAATCAAAATCTAGTTAATCAACAACAAAATAGACAGTCTATTCAGCGAATGGCTAATAAAGGAATTATTAACAGAAGTGATTTTAAAGATGGAGCTGCAAGACTAACAGGTGAAAGTCCACAAGACTACGCAAAATTTATGCAAGGGTTATATAAATCTAATCCAGCAGCCATGAAAAAAGCTTTTCCTTTTTCTAGTGGTGCTATGATAGGTAAACTGGCTAATTTTATTCCTGGTATGGGAGCCTTAAAAGGAATTGCAGGGCTTCTTAATAAAGGTAAAAATAAGGCACAGAGTGCAGGATCAGGTATTAAAGATGCTTTTTTAAGTGAATTTTCAGGAACAGTAGATGGTATTAAAAGTTTATTTAATCCTAATACAACCACAGATTCAGCTTCCCAAGGAATTAGAACTTTACCTGAAAGTGTGTTTGAACAACAAAATATTCCTTTCCCCCAACAAAACATGAACATGAATTTACCAGTAGAAAACTTCGAAGAGTTTTCTCGTATATTTAATTTTCCAGGTAATCAAAATTATGGATCAACACAAGTATTTGCAACAAATCAACCAGCAGGATTGGAAACCATTTCTGAAGAAGATATAATGAAATTACCTTACGATCAATTTTATAAACAAAGTGGTGACTTAATTACAAGATTAAATGATGGCACTATAGCGGCTAACAGAGCTAACGGTGGTTATATGAAATCTTTTCCTAATCAAAATTTAAATGTTGAATCACTAACAGCAAGTGACAACATTGATAATCGAATTATGAAAAATTTACAATTTGAAAATCAAAGCAGAGGAGCCTATGGAACGGGATTTTAATTTAAGAAACGTAGTTTGGTTTGCAATGATTTTAGTAAGCGCTGGAAGTGTATATGGAATGTTGTCACAAAAAGTATCAGCACTTGAAGCAAAGCAATCCCAATTAGAAATGATAATATTACAAGACATCCCAGAAATAAAAGAACGAGTGATACGACTTGAAGTACTACTCGAAAGAGCATTATCCGAATAATATTTTCTTTGGGTCTTCACCCATCACTTGACTAGCTAAATCTATTTTATTATTTAACGCTTTTACAATCTTCTCATCTATTGTATGTTCTGCCATTAAATCTACGTATGTCACTTTCGATGTTTGTCCTATTCTATGCGCTCGGTCTTCTGATTGTAATCGTACTTCTAATGAGTAATCGTTAGAGTAATACACAACAGTGTGACTAGAAGTAAGAGTAAGACCATAGCCTCCTGTCTTGGGGTTTCCCACAAAAAACCGTAGATTGTCTCCAGGATCCATAAAACGGTCCACAATAGACTGACGTATACTATCTTTGGTATCACCATAATAAGTTGCCACAGTTTCTTTGCCATATTTTTCTCCTAATGTTTTTTCTATCTCTTGTATGTCATAACGGTACACGGCCCAGATAATAACCTTACCGTCTGTCTCTTCTAGCACCTCTAATAATTCTTTTATGCGATTGCTCTTGATGGATTTAATTTCACCGTCATCAGTTTTAACATGACCGCAAATTATTTGATGTAATCGTATCATTTGTGTCAAAACTGAGGCAGCTGTCATCACATTTTCCTCAAAGAACGTTATTGCCGCTTTTTTCATCTCTGTGTAAGCTTTTACCTGTTCGCTGGTCAATGACACAGACCGCTTCGTATAAACCTTCTCAGGTAGGTCTAAACAGTCACTTTTTAAGACACGAGTAGAAAAATTTTGTATTTTTGCCTGTAATTCGTCTAATCGTTGATATTTGACAATATGTTGAAAAGAATGTGTTCCAACACTACGTTGAACGACCACAGCATACCTTGCACGAAAGCTGTAGTACGATTGTTGGTCTAATAACCACGGATCAAGGAACTGAACTTGTGAAAACAAATCAAGTGGTGACTTCGTAACAGGAGAACCTGTCATGATCCGTCTGTATTTAGAATGTTTTGCTAATTTTAGAATGTTTTTTGTACGCTGTGCTGAATGATTTTTAATGGTAGTTGATTCATCTACACACACTAACGTTTGATTCTTCAATAAAAACTTATATGCAAAGTCATAACCACGTTTTGTGGATAATGCTTCAATGTTCATAATGAAAACGGTTAAGTCATCAGTGATCACGGACAACTGCTCAAGCTCTGTCTTCTCTTCTTTCTTAGGAGAAGCAGACCATACAGCTACTCGGTAATTAATATGATCGGCTAAGTGTATACCTAATTCATTACGCCAGTTACGTTTAATGCCATTAGGTACAATGATTAAAGCTGAGTTTATTTTGCCTTTGTCAAACAAAATAGCGATATTATCAATGCAT